TATTTTTATCATTTAGCCTTGATTGTACTAGGTGTACTCTCAACGAAGTAGGGAAAGTCTGTTCCTCGCTCACAGCTGCCCTTCAGTAAGCGAAAAAATGCCTACTCGGTGCCATATACAGCCATTGTTATTAACAGCAGGGAATAATTCAAAACTGAAATTAAATATCTACCTTTTACAGTAGAAATAGTTCCTCCAGGACACTATCCATTGCCGGGCACAATCACTCGGGGTATAACGATATAAAATATGTTCATGATAGTGCAGGTTCGTATATTAAGTTCAGCAGCGAAAACATGCCTTACAGGTTTCCGGTTTTGGGAGCGTCGTTACAGGATCCTGCGCATACCGTTCCCATCTGTTGAATTAAAGGTTTCACAGCCTTTGCCGATATCACCTTTTACCTTACCTGTGATGCGTTCAGTGCTCAGCGTTGTTTACTGTAGCTCTCGGGACTGATTACAGACCGCGTCTTAAAAACCAATCCTTACTCTAAAGGGAATTCATGAGATTAAAATACTCAGTACTCTTACTCGCCATTGCCCTTACAGGCTGTGATAACAAAAAAGATGAGATCGGTTGTTCTTCGGAAATAACCCAGTCAGCTCTCATGGATTTATTAAAAAAATCTGCTTATGAAGGACTCTCTGAACAGGTCGATAAATACCCTGATGTCACTAATCAGACCAAACGAAGCACACTGGACAAGATCAAACTAGCCATCTCTGAGATCTCCACAACATCAAGTGACACGGGCAGCACAATGAAAACTTGTGAAGGGACCGTGACGATGACTCTATCTGCGAACGAGTACGTCCAGCTTTCAGATGCTTACAGAAAGAATTTTAATCGTAATCTCGATAAGCAAATGGAAAGCCTGTTTTTGGAGAACAACGCAAACGCCTTTTCAAAACGTATCACCTACACCGTGCAGGCGACCGACGATCAGAAAAACGTTTTTGTAAAAACCTCTACTGATAATCCGATATCAGTGGGCGCCGCTTTACTGACATCGCTTTCCATTATCACCCCGATCGTTGAGCAGCAGAAAATCCAGCAGGCTAAGGATGCCCAACAGAGTCAAATTGAAGCGGAACAACAGGTGCAACTCAGGGCGCAAGAACAGGCTAAGTATGAGGCGGAGAAGCAAATAGAGAGACAGGCACAACTTCAGCCGCAAAAAGCTGACAACCTTGATCAGTCCCGAATGGCATTTGCGAATGCCGACTCTGATTTGAGTACCGTCTGGAGCAAGTTAACCCCGGCGAAGAAAAAAGATTTGCTGCCTTCTCAGCGTCAGTGGATCAAAACTAAGGATGCTATGTGCGGTAAAGTTTCAATGCAGGGAACAGATGCTGAAGTCAAGAAAATGGTCGACTGCCAGACGCAAATGACCCTTTCAAGAATCGCTTTCCTCAGAAACCAATAACTGAAGTCTCCTTCAAGCTGGCGCCAGGTGTTAACCTGGTGCCAGCTTAGTCATCAAGTGCATATGTAACTGTTTTATATGGGCGGTACTTTGACAGAGGTATTCGGTCTCGTGCTGGTCGTGGTCAAATACCTTTTTAAGCGCAAATAGAGTATTTCCGCCCCAAACAACCTGTCAAAATGCTGAATTAGCAACGGATATAGCCGACTTTTTCCCCATTACCATCAATTTATCCAGTGTCATACTTCGCAGATTGTCGCTGTGGATCACCAGATACCCTGCCCGCTCAGCGATCTCTTTGAAAGCGTCAAAGGTCATCAGATGTTCGCCTTTGGCAACATGGCGCATCCCGGTCACTTTTCCATTTTTGATAGTGGTGATAAAAGAAAAATCTGGAATGGTTGGGTGATTTTCATCGAGTAGCAGGCAGTGGATGTATTCAATCGCCTCTAACATTTGCGTCTGTGACAGTTGTTCTATGTGAGAGACGGCGAAGCGTTGATGAATCATGGTGTAGGCATCGGGATACATCATGCCTTTCTTGCCGACCAGTATATTAACGGCATCACGCAAGGGAGTACGGTCATCGGTAGTTGTACTCCGCCTCTCTGGACGCTGGCTAAAATAACAATCTTCCAGCTTTTCGAAAACTTCCCAGGCCTGTTCTGTTTCCAGCATTTTGGCATGGCGAGCTGCGCCGCGTTCTGTCCAGAGAATGAGGGATCGGGTATGTTTAGCAACTGACTGACTATCTGTCAGTCTGTTTTTGAAGTCGCGTAATTCATTACCTTCCAGCTTAAAAAAATGCTTTCCTACGACAAATCTGGCGATGTTGCGCTTGAAGTTTTGCTGGATACCATTTACTTCCGTGCCATACAAACTGGCAAGCAATTCAGTAGTGATGACGGGAAGTTGGTTATGATGTAGCGGAGAAAGGGATTCCGCAGATATTTGGACTGTCATCGCAGTGGCCTCACTTAGTGTTTTTTTCATCACCACCAGCGACGCCAATCATCTGGTGGTGAGCTGTGCAGGGTTGGCGTAACCGGCTAAGTGAACCCGGCGCTTCCACAGAAGCCCCCACACAGCCCACCATAATGCGAATGTGGCCGTGCCTAACACATAAAAAAACCGCTAACGCGGCTATGCGTCACTTAGATATCCGGGACGCCAATCCCGGCAACCGATTTTGCGGCTGCGCGGAAACTATAGCCCCGGACTTTTTCTAAGTCAATTCAATCAACTTCAAACCTCCGGTGTTCACATTCCATACACTCAACGGGAACATCATCGCGATGCAAGTCCACATATCCGACCCGCTTATACAACTCAATAATGTCCGGTAACGTGACCAGATGTTTTTCCGGTTCCAACACCTCAGCCCGGGTTACTTTGTAATCTGAAATATAGAGCACTATCCGCCCGTTCCGTGGTAACTCCAGTTTATCGCCAAACATGTCCTTTCCCTCCGGGAAACCAATGATATTGACGATATTACACCCACAACGATTCGTTTTACGTCACTCCGCAATCACCATACATCCGTACCAATCCGTACATTCCCACCACAAAAACGATATTTGACAGGCACTGGTAATAGATTTTTAACGCGTGCTATTGCCTTGCGACGTATTTTCAATTCACTCATACAGCCTCCCTGCTCTCAAACGGACGAATATTGGTTGGTTCTCCACACGGAATAGCCCAACCCAGCCAGGTAAATATTTTCAGGTCACACATCGCGTCATACCGTTCGCCAGGATTCACATCCACCATGCTGCAGGCAATTTCATATTGTTCACCATTATCAGTCAGTGCGATCTGGTCATTAATAAACCGGGGCACAAATGCAAGAAAAAGTTCTTTCATGAAATTCTCCGCTCAAAATAAACAAACTGATTCACCGCTCCGATCGGCATTTCGAGTTTTTCTGCGATATCCTGGCGATTAATACCCGACTGATGTAATTCCCTTGCCAGCTCGATATCTTCCTGGAGGTATTTCACTGACTGGTGATAATTACCCCGCAGATACATACAGATTTTCAGCTCGCGCGCTTTTGTGCGTACCGCTGCACCGGTTCTGCCAATAAGCTGCCCTATACGTTCAACTGTCATGCTGCCCGCACATTGTTTGATGATTACGACTTCCGCACGCACCCACCGTTTGTATTTCATTGTTCCATCACCCCTCTCCAGTAGTTCAGACGCTCTCTGAAAAATTCCCGGTACGTATCTGGCGTCATTCCGATTTGCTCAATCACGCTTCCCCTCGGAATACGTTTCTCAAAGAGTTGGCGGATCAGCGCCGCCGCTCGCATGTCGTAGTGCTCTTTAAGCTGGTATTCCTGGGGCCATTTGGCGCGGTTGTGTGGTAAGCCGGGCGGCAGGTAATCTGATTGCCCGGCCATATCACGCCCCTTTCTTTGCTATCGGAGTGATGGAACTCAGCAGCAGGCGGCAGCGACCAGGCGCGCCAATGCGCTGCCCGGTTATCTTGTCGTAAGTTTCATGCGGTGAGGCACACCAGGTTGTCGCTGTTTCGTGGAGTTTCACTTGCCGCTCACCATTTCTGCGAATCGCGATCCCGGTGTGCGTTTTGCCCTTACGTTTCACTGCTGGCGCTGCGGCTACGGATGCCTGACGGGCAGGCTTAGCAGGGGTTGAAAAATTGCCTGCTTTAGGTCTTGGCACAAAAACCGCGCGAGTGCGCGCACGTGGCCCGACGTTCATATTCCACAAAATGACGTCGAGATAGTTTTTACCGTCGTCTATGTGTCCTTTGTCCGACGGGTACTCTAATTTGCCTGGAGTGGTGGTCATTGGTCTTTCCTCGGTTATTTCACGCTGGTCAGGCGTGGTTAAAATTCATTTGTGCGAGAATTATCGCTACGGGAATAACGTTTATTTTTTTCTGAGCGGTCGTTGGTAAGGCGATAAACCTCCTCATCGCTGATATCAATAACTGAGCCATTTTTCATCAGGGCATAGGCTGTTCCCGATGGTCCTTCGCGGTTCAGACGTAGCAACATTTCCATGAGATTTGGGTCGGCATTTTCGTTATAAACAGCATCACGATAGAGGCCAATCCAGACATCGCAATCTTGTTCGATCTGCCCGGTATCTTTACTGTCGCTCGGGTTAGGCCGCTTATCGGCACGTTCTTCAAGCTTTCGGTTGAGTTGCGTCAGCAGGACCACAACACAATCCAGCTCTTTTGCCAGGTTCTTCAAACCGGTTGTGATATCGCCATACGCAATATCCCTACGCTCTGCCGATTCGGTCTTCATCAGCGTCAAATAGTCAATTGCCACCAGGCCAACCGAGCCACGCATCCGTTTAACTTTTCGACATTCAGCGACAATATGCGCAAGGGTTACACCTGCCGTGCTGTCAATCATCATGTTGGATTCGGCAATCTCCCCCGCCTTTGCTATTGCGAGACTCAATTCAGATTCATCGTTAGGGCCAAGATAAAAAATCTCCGAATTGACCTTTGCTTCCTGCGCAACCATGCGTTCAATGAGACTTCTGTCAGTCATTTCCAGGCTAAATACCAGCGTCGGCAAACGATGATTCAGAGCAAAATGCACCGCAATTTTATTAAACGCGGCTGTCTTGCCCATTTTTGGCCGGGCACCAATAACGACCAATGAACCTCTTAACGCCTGCTTTGGTGCCATTAAGCGATCAAGGCTTTCGATTCCGAGCGTTAGTCCGGCTGCATGTGCTGGATCATTGAAACGGCGCTCAAGGTCATCTATCCAGTCATCGACGACTTCACTTGCCGGACGCAAACCGCCCTTATGCCCGGTACGGGAATGTTCGGCCACCTGCCCAATCACTTGCTGAACGGCGGTGATCCTGTCAGTAGCAGTCATATCTGCAGGCTGGATCATAATCTCCAGACAAGAATTCAACTTTTCCACGGCATAACGAAGAATGGCTTTTTCACGTACAATTTTCGCGTAGTTGACCATTGAGGCCGGAATCGCCGCCTTACTCATTTCAGCCAGGTATGCGAATCCCCCCACGCGCTCATACAGCCCCTTCGATTCCATCAGTTCGGTCAGTGTTATCAGGTCAGTTGGTTTATCAGCTTGAAATAATCCTTTGATCTCCCGGTAGATAACCTGATGCGCATTGATATAAAACGTTTCCGGTTTCAGTAACGCAAATACCGCATTGGTTCTGTCGTGGTCGGTATTCAGCATCAGACAGCCCAGAACAGCCTGTTCTGCGTCAACGCTGTACAGTGCAATCGCGTTATTTATCATTTGCGCGTTCTTCCTTGACCGAAACATAGCAGCGTTCGGTAATCAGATAATCAAGATTTTTACGCCGCCAGAATCCTCCCCTGCCATTTGGCCTGTCCTCCAGCATCCAGCGACAATTGCCACCGATAAATTCCAGATAGGCCCGCCAACGGGACTCATTGAAATTGAATTTTTTCCAGAAAGTGCGAAGGTGTTTTTTTCTGCCGTCAGTGAGGATTTTCACTGGTGGCATCTCTGGCAAAATCTCGTGATAGGTATCGAGTATCACCTGATAATTTATTCTCTGGTCGGCAGGTTGTTGGGTGTCGGCGTCAGCCGATTCACCATCAGTAATAATCTCTGTAGTATTCTCTGTAAGAATGTTTGTTGGTTTTCCACGTACAGGCCTGGTGGTTTTCCCCTCACCTGTATGTGGTTTTTCCGCATCCTTGTATGCGGACGTAAGTAGCTGGCACAACACATCATTATCGATTTTGTAGTACAGCCTGGCAGGCAAGCCCTGTTTACGTTCCAGCAAGACGCCGAGACCACGTAGTTTTTTGCGCGCGCCCTCCTGCTCGTATCGTGAAAGCCCTGTTTCCTCTTCCCACTCATCCTGGGTTTTATATACCCAGCCGTCGTCAGTTGTTCTGTTTGTCCAGTACGTCAACTGCGACAGAAACAATGCGGCAGTCACGCCCATTTCAAGACGGATAAAACTTCTCTGGAAGGCTATGGGTCTATCAAGTAACGGGAGGATGTTCATATGCCCAAAGCCTCTGAGAGAACGCGACAGCCAGCCTCATAGGCAGCGCCAGAGAGATTTTGCTCACGCAGTTTCGCTTTTTCTTCTTCGTACTTTTCCCATACAGAACGTGCAGCTGCGACGCGGCCATCGAATATGGGGCGGATCTCTGCAACATGTGCCGGGCGTCCATTCAGGTGCCAGCCGTTACGCCAGGTAATGCGGTCAATATGTCTTAACATCGGTCTTTCCTCGGTATAAGTTAAACGCTGGTCAGGCGCTCATGCATGGTGGTCTTGCGCAGTGCGTATCACTGCTCCTCGCGTCGCTACCAGCGCCGCTATTGCTTCGTCAATTTCCTGAATAGTTAACTCTGGCGCGAAGTGGAGATGTACAGCGTTAATCGCTTCCACCCCTTCTTTTGCCGCCAGCGTTGCCAGCAAAACGGGATCGCCCGGCGACTCCAGACGTGCCCGCCGTTCTGCGGGTAGCACGGCTTTCATCACACTGGCCAGCACCTGAGTTTTTCGGCGCGCCGCCGTTGTCTCGCCACGTAACCAGCGAAAGATTTTCTGCCGATTGTTGTTGATGGCTCTCCAGTCCACGTTGCCGTCCGCGTCCTCAAATTCATGTAGTCTCAACTCATCATTGCGTCCCTGACTGAACCAGGCCCGGCAGATTTCAATCGTGACGAGTTCCTGCCCTGCCCTTGCCGCCCAGGTCAAAATCTCTTTTTGTAATTCCTCTTGGTTTTCCATAGCGTCTCCTGTCGCTAAAAATTGATTACGCTTAATCAGATTTGGGGCTCACCAACAGTTAAGCTGCTTCCGTTTTAGGCAAGCTGTCATCTGGGTTTGGGTAAAGATCCGGTCTAAGATCATGAGGGGTCACGCGCCATTCAAGAGCTTCAGATGTGCGCAAAACCTCTTCACCGGGAACCCGTCCTTTGAACCAGAGGCTTACCGTTTGTGGTTTTTTCCCTAATCGCCGCCCTAACTCGGATTGACTCATTACGGAAAGAATTTTGTCTTGCAGTTGTTTATCCATATGGACTCCTTGTGTCCGCGTCATCATTACAAACAATAACTGTAATTACAAATTATATTTGCAATGCTCCCTACAATTAAACCTTGTATCCTTACGGTATGAACACAAAAACGAAAAACATGGCTTTTGCTAGCCGACTACAACGGATTCTAAAAGACTTAGGCTGGTCTCAATCTGAGTTAGCTCGCCATATTGGGGTTACGGCTCAATCAGTTCAGGCATGGTGTAATGGGGTAACTCCAAGAAAAGATAAATTAGACAAGCTAGCAAAAGTGACCGGATACCCTGTTCATTTTTTCTTCATGAATGAAGGGGAATATTTGGATGAATCCACACTACACCCGGGTAATTACAATCAAGAACTAACCCCGCAAGAACAGGCTCTACTGCAACTATTCAGAGGACTGCCTGAGAGCGAAAAAAATAAATTAATCAATGAGCTAAAAGAAAAAAGAGAGCACTTCGATCTACTGCTAAAAGAACTACTTGAAGCCAAAAACCAGACAAAATAGTTCAGTTCAAATTTCCAGGCCAGCCGCTGCTGGCATGCAACTTTCCCCTAACACAAAAACACCTTTACACAGTGAATATTTTTTTGCCCCTCACTACAAATTATTTTTTAAAAACACATTGACCATTACAAATACAAATTGTAAAGTCACTTTCATCAACAACGCTTACCCAGCGGCAGTTGTTCAGAAACACGTTCTGACAGCCGGAAAGACGGCACCAAATTTTGCGCGTCGGCGCCAACACGGTGACAGAGGGAAAGACTTCACCGGCATATGGCACATGTGTCGAAGCGGTCTGGATGGAAGCGGAGCCTTAACGCGTTGTCTCCATAGCAGGTAGCCGGAATGTGCAAGCCACAGCCAGGTATGAGCGATTGATTCACCATCAAGGCGATACGGTGTGACCACCAGGGAAGAGTCCTGGCTACAACACGAGAGCGCACTTCATCGACTCAACTTTGAGCTTTGTCGTTAAATTTTGAAATGGCGGAGTGCGCTCCCGGTTGTGGTGAACAGGTGTTTAACGGGAACTCCCTGCCCGTTACCCGGTTCGATTCCGGGCGCCCATCATCAATTTGCTGTGTTTAGTCTTTGCCCAGTCCGCACGATGGGCCATTTTTTCACACAGCCAGGTTTTATCGCTGTGCCTGAGTCCCCAACAGGAGAGGCCAAACCCGCAGCGTGACACCAGGGAAAGACCGGAGGAAGTACCACGCCTGACCAGCGTTGACCATGAGCCTGACCAGCTCAAAACAGGAAAGACCAGCCCGGGCCTGACCAGCCCTGTACGGTCGTAATGGAAACATAACGACGCCGGAAACGTAACCGGCACCCTTTAGATAGCAAAAGACCCGCACAAGGCGGGCCAGTTACCCCGAACGGCGACCAAACCATTCGGATTTATCACAAGTGACCAAACTTGTGATGAGGAAAGACCAACGACACTGACGCTATGGAAGCTGATCAATATTCGCTGATCGGCTCTGAGTATACATTACCAAGGAGTCGCTATGGAAGCGCGCACCATCCCAGTAACACTCTTTATTCATTATGCAACTTCAACTTTCAGCCACGAAAAGCTGCTTGTTGCGACTGTTGATATGTCAAAAAATTTTCCAGACAGGTACATCCTTCTGGAAAGCCGCGAAATTGAAATTACCGTTAACCAGCCCGAGCCAATCGACATCATCGGTTTACAGGTCGAGCAACTGCGTGAACAAAAACAGAAAACAGTCGCCGACGCCCAACAGCGTATTGCTGCTATCGATGACAAAATCCAGCAGTTACTTTGCATCGAATACACGCCAGATACCGATGAGCTCCCCTACTAAAAACCACTGACCTGTAATGAGGAAAGACCAATGACCATTTTTAACGGCTTGTTAGAAGCGAAAAAAGGCGCGCTCAAAAACGGCGCGATCCCGGCGCTGGCCATCGCCATCGCCGCCCCTAACAAAAAAGTTGCCGAGAACATCATCATCGGCAAATTGTGGGAAGCCTACCCTGACCACGGCGACAACTATTTCAAACCTAAAATCTGGGAAGATGCCCCGGGCCAACCGCGCCCAGGCGTCGGTGAGTTTGATGAGACGTTTGCCACAGAACACAGTTTTGATGGCGAAAAATGGGTAGTTAACACTCCTGTTGATTCAGATTGCAGTTCAGCAGATATCTCACAGGTTAGCGACCTGATGAAACTGCCGGCTCGTGAACGATTCGCCGCCGTTCTGCTGTTCAGCCACGACGCCAACGAAGTCGACAGTGAATTGCTTGTGCAGACGCGTGAATACCTGGAGATGCTCGATAACAGTGATACTGACAGTGAGGATGAGGTTGACGCGTTTAACCGCATCGTTCTTGATGCCATGGTGGCGTGTAAGCCCATCGAGTACATGCATATTGCTGGATTGAATAATCTGGTACATGCAATTTTGGCAAGTTGCGATACCCAGGAACAAAACCCGACCAGTTGGACTATCTCCAAATTTATAAAAAAATGGGTAGAGAATCCCGGTAAACGAGATGAAATGCTGCCGGAGGTAAAACCAGAAACAGCATCCGCACGTCCTTACAAACAGACTCACGCCACTCTGGATCGTGAAATTGCCTGCGCCCTGTTACCTGTTGCCCCGGAAAAAATCACCCCCAGCATCCTGAAAGCGGCAGACGAAATAATCAGTCAGGACAGGGAAGATTTTAAACGCTGGTCAATGGCCTTGCGCACAACGGATCAGATCCTTGCCTATGACCGCGCATCAGTATTCGGTGTTATTCAGAGCGCCCCCGCAAAAGACACGTACCACTTCCCACAATCCCTGCGCAGTCACATCGACAACTGGCTGCAAGCTAACGGGCAGCGTGATGCAAATGCTGTTGAAGAGAAGCCAAAGGAAGCAGCACCCAAGGATGATGTAAAAGTCACCAACCACGGCGGCGGACGATTCTCAATTGATGGGATGATGTCAGAAACACCCTCAAATCAGGGCGAAAAAAGCGAAGCTGCAAATGCTGGAGAACGTAGTTTGCAGCAGTTGCGTGAGCAGTTTGTCACGCCTCGCCATGTGTATGACGTACCTGAAAATAACGCCGTATCACAGAGGGAACCTGCAGCTATTACCCTGGCAGAAGAGACTCCTCCACAAGAACAACTTAGCGAGCAGGTAAAGGATCTGGTGCAGAACGTTGACGCGCTGGTTGAGCGGATCCATGCCGAAGAGCACAAGCGGCAGAATGCAATCTCAGCTATCGAAACGGAGTTAAAGGACTCAGATGACACGGATAACCTGGCATTGTGGAAGAACGTATTCAAAACCGATGAGCGCTTCACCAGTGCTTTCTCTCAGAATGGCGGCGGCACATCCATCAACGGCACTTATATAGCGATGAAAGCGACTCGCGAATTTGGGCCATTTGGTATTGGCTGGGGGGTAGAGGTGCTGGAGGAGCGCTTTGATAAAGGCGCACCAATAGTTCGCAAAAAACAGGTTGGTGAAAAAATAGAATGGGATCTGATTCAAGACGGTGTTGGCGGGTACCTATGTGAAATGCACCACACCATGAAAGTGAGAGTCTGGTACATATTGAATGGGGTACGCGGTGAGTCCGAGGCTTACGGATGCACACCTTATATCTACGACACTAAATACGGACCAACAAGCGACGGCGAAGCACCGAAGAAATCCTGGACGGATGCTGTTAAGAAAGCGCTATCCCCTCTCGGATTCAGCGCCGATATTTTCATGGGCCTGTACGACAATCCGGAATACCGCCAGAGGAATAAAGCTGAGTTTGATATCAAGAATGCCAGCGAGAATGCGGAAGATGCTACCCGTCTGCGTAAGGAACTGGATGAGAAGCTTATCAACGTTGCCAATACGCTGGCCGCCGCGGTAACCGCCAACGAAGTAAACAAGGTATTTGGCCTCATCGCCCGCGAAGTGGATGTACACAGGAAAGCAGCGGAAACCAAAGGCGATAAAGAATATTCATCGTATCTGGGATCACGTCTGCGCCGTATCACCGACATTAAAACTGAACGCCTCGCCGCCCTTACCGCTGCACAGGAGCAAACAGCATGAGCACTGCTATCGCTATTGCAAAAGAATATGCCAGTCTGATTGACCTGTTAGAAACCGCCGATGAACTGACGCCAGAGATGATCGCCGACACGCTTGAAGGCATGGAAGGAGAACTGGGAGACAAACTGGACGCCATGATGGTCATCTGCCGTAATTTACAGGGCAATGCCAATACCTGCGCTGAAGAAATGTCTCGCCTGGCAACCCGTAAGACGTCCTTTGAAGGCAAGGAAAAAGCAATTCGAAAGCATATGCTCACCTGCCTGCAAGCTGCTGGCCTGGATAAACTGAAAACCGCAAAAAACACATTTACTGATGCACAGGGGGCTATCCGGGTAATTATCGATAGCAAAGATAAGATCCCGGATGAGTATGAGGGCGTGTCACTTGTTGATGTAGAAACGGTTATTACACCAAACAAGCGAGCCATTAAAGAAGTGATTGAATCTGCGGAGGCGGTTGCCGCCGAAATACTGGCGCGTGGAGAAACACCACCAGCCGAGTTATTAAACCCGGTACCAGGCGCACATCTGGAACGCGGCGAACGGTCACTGAGGATACGCTAATGCTTAAACTCACATTAAAGCGTGGTGACGCGGTTCACCTGGTACTTGCCGATGGTACCAATGGCATTATTGAAGCACGGAGCCGCTGCGAACTTGGGCTACACCTGCCAGAAAACATTAAGGTCACTCGGGAGAAATCGGCATTCACCCCACAAGAACTGATTACGCCTAATCAGAAATAAAAACTCACCATCGCTAGCATTGCGATTCACCAGACACCGGAGGATCACAATGCTGCGATGGCAACCGGGAGCAACTCTGCTCTCCGCATTTGATATCAAAATTGGTCGACTGTCGGCCAGCGTCAGGAAACAGACTTTGACCGAGTCTGATATTGCCCGTGCCTGCCAGAAGGCAGATGACGCAATAAGCTACATAATGAGGAAAGACCATGAAAAGCGATCACGACATAATCACCAGAGAAGAAATGGTCGAGCTGACGGGAAGCCCACTTAAATCAAAGCAATGTGAGGCTCTTCGCCGGGCTGGAATTTTCTTCATGGAAAGGGCTGACGGACACCCAAAAACAACCTGGGGCCATTTCATGAACCCAATAAAATTTCGCAATTTACAGGAGGTGACGACGCGAAAAGATGATGAACCTGATTTTGGAGCAATATTTAATGGCCGGAAAGAGAAAGAACCCAGCAGATAACTGGATGCCGCCTCGTGTTTACCAGGGCAAAGCGGCCTACGAATTCAGGAATAAAGATAACAAAGCGATACGCCTGTGCGCATTGGATGCACCACGATCAGCCGTATGGCTGGCATATGAAAAAGCGGTCGGTGACGAAAAAGAAAGAAATACTTTTCAGGCGCTCACGGAACAATTCATGACCTCCCCTGATTTTATGGATTTGGCAGTCGAAACCCGGAAAGACTACACAAAATATTCCGGAAAAGTTCTGCCTGTCTTCGGGAAGATCGACCCGGATAAAATCAAACCTGAACATATTCGGCGCTATATGGATCAACGCGGTTTATCAAGCCGAACTCAGGCAAACAGGGAAAAAAGCTTTATGTCCCGGGTATTCCGTTGGGGTTATGAACGAGGTTATGTTCAGAGGAATCCTTGTCAGGGAGTTAAACAGTTTAAAGAGAAAGCTCGCGAACGTTATATTACGGATGAAGAATATCAGGCCGTTTATGAAGTGTCTCCTGATGTTGTTCGCGTAGCAATGGAGATTGCCTACTTATGCGTGGCCAGACAGAGTGATGTACTTTCATTGCAGAAAGACCAGCTGTTCGATTCCGGGATCTACATTCGTCAGGGAAAAACCGGCGTTAAGCAAATCAAAGCCTGGTCGCCTCGTCTGCAGAAAGCGATAGCTCTGGCTCGTTCTCTGCCATTAAAAACGGGAATCAGTAGCCTGTTTGTGATTCATCAAACTACCGGTGGCAAGTATACCCGTGATGGTTTTAACTCTCGTTGGCGTGATGTCAAAGCGGCAGCACAGGAAAAATATCCTCATCTGCAAATAGACTTCACATTTCATGATCTGAAAGCAAAAGGTATCTCTGATCTGGAAGGCAGCCTGGAAGAGAAGCAAGCAATTTCCGGGCATAAGAACCCGCGACAGACAGCAGCATATGACCGGAAAGTTAAAGTAGTGCCCGTAGTTGGTGGCCAGAGAAAATGAATGATGATGCGTCCAGAGAAAAATCATCTTCGGACGCATCTTCGGAAATGAGAAAGAAGATACAAAAAAACCACCCGAAGGTGGTTTCACGACACTGCTTATTGCTTTGATTTTATTCTTATCTTTCCCATGGTACCCGGAGCGGGACTTGAACCCGCACAGCGCGAACGCCGAGGGATTTTAAAAACTATCAACCACCATTTATAAATCATAACCTTATGATTTTATTAACTTTGAAAATGGCTCTATACAACGCCATTTGAATCTATTGTCACTTTTTATCGCCACTTTTTACCCTCTATTGTCAAAAGGGTTCAATTCAACAGCAGCCTCTAAATGACCTGGAGCAAAATGCGCATAACGCATAGTCATTTTTATATCGCTATGCCCCAGTATTTTTTGCAACACAAGAATATTTCCGCCCCGCATCATAAAATGACTGGCAAACGTGTGACGTAGCACATGAGTTAATTGCCCATCAGGAAGCTCGATCTTCGCTCTCTTAATTGCAGCGTCAAAAGCCTCATAACATGGTGAAAATAGCGCTCCTCGTTTTTTAGGAAGCATAGCCTGCAATTGAGGTGAAATCGGTACAGTGCGGTTCTTCTTTCCTTTAGTTTTAACAAATGTGATTCGACCGGGCAGTACTTGAGATTGCTTTAATCCTTCTGCTTCACTCCACCGAGCACCCGTCGCAAGCCCAATACGGACAACAACCCCCAAATCTTTATTCCGTGACTCATCACACGCAATCAGAAGGCGTTCAATCTCATCTACATACAGAAACGCCAGTTCCTTTTCTTCCTCACGAAACTTGCGAATACCAGTCAGGGGGTTTTCACCAGACCACTCCCCAAGGCGCTTCAGTTCGGCAAAAACAGCATGTAGATATGACTGCTCGCGATTAACGGTTGCTTCACTAAGTTTTTTCTTCCCCTTGGGATTCCATTCTCCTGATAGCCTTCTTTCCCGATAAGTAGCAAACATATTTTTGTCAAACTGAGAAGCAAATGGATCTCCCAGCCTGGAACAAATCGCCTCAAGTTTGACTTTGCGCTCTGCACCAGAGGACAAGGTTTTACCGTACATCTCAAACCAACGAGCAATCAACTCAGAAAGACGAGGACCAGAACCATCTTGAAACTCGTCTCCAACTCTACTATTCATTAAACGGCGCTCATAAGAGAGCGCCTCACTTTTTGTCGCAAACTGTTTACGAATGCGTTTTCCCGATGCCCCGTAGGGATAACATTCGCAAAGCCATTTACCTGATGGAATCTTACGAACCGACATTTTAGTTACTTATCACATAAATCAAATGCAGCCTTAGTGACATCCCCCAGACTCTTTTTTAACCCTGGGGCGGCATCATTATCTAGCCAAAATGGATTATTGTTATCTAACGGTAACGCACCAAATGTTTTACCTTTTATTCGAGCCAAACCTGTAAGTGCATATAACTTATTATCGTCAAAATTCATCACATAAGGATTACCATCAAGACACTGTAATTGAACCTCATCAGTATTAAATGGCCATACCCCATTGAAACTCTCACGTTCAATAGTTTTAAAAGGCATTGCGACGGCGGAAAAAGAAAACATAGATAAAAAAGTAACTAATAGTTGAACCTTTTTTACTTTCATATCATTACCTCAATTTAGCTCAAGTAAGATTACAAATTAAAAAATGCCCTAGAAATGACACCACCTACCAAAACCCCTACGCAGATAAAGAATATTATTTCTTTTGGATAAAGTCGGATTAATTCTGAAGCACGAAGTCGGACTTCTGGTAAGGTCGAACTCTCTGTGTGGCTTGATGCCGATTGTTGCTCTAACCACGACAATGCAGACTGTAACTGAGAACGAGTAAGATCGTTTAAACGTCCTGTACCGAAATTGATATGGCAATACCGCAGAAGTTTTTGTCGAAGTCCACAGTCTTCACTGTTACGTAGTAATAAACTTACAAGAGCCTTACAGGCATCATGATCTTTACATCGCTCAAGCATTGCATGCAGAAAACTCTCCGCTGTTTTATATTGATTTACTGTCATATCATCAATACCAGTTACACCAATCTCCGCATGTACTTTTTGCCAAATAATAAACGCTTCAGTATTGCTAGCTTCTGCAATAGCAGCAACCAAGCTATTTAGCTCCTTACGCTGAGCCTTAAGCAAAGGGCGATCGTCATCATCATTATTCGAAGGGATTGCGATATTGACGGTCTGAGAACCATCATATCGCTCTATCTGAATATTCTTTTCGTGAAAATCACGCCCAGCAACGCGATTGTTTGAACCGTTTGAGTTGACGGCCATGTCACCTCCCTACTATCACCTACCCTTAGTTTCGTTATAGTCACGACCAGCGATACGGTTATTACCACCAGAAATATTTAACTCACGTCCTGATGGCTGAGTTTCCTTTTCACTGATCGCACCTTTTAAAGCCCCAATCACCGCATTTTTCACATCTAACGAAGCTGCTCGAAAGCGAGTAATCAACTCCTGCTCATCATCGTTATAAGTTTCAGGTGAGTGAATTCCCAACACAACATACTGAACATCAAGGCCAAAACGAGACAGCGCTGCCAAATACGCAGCATCAGGAAAGCTATCTCCTTTCTCATATCTAAGCTGAGTTAGCTTTTTGACTCCACCAATGTCGCTCATGGCAACTTGACTAAGTCCCAATCTTTCCCTTTCCTCACGCAACCGCTGACCAATATCATTTTTCATACAAAAACCTTGACAGGTATCTTTTTTGATACCAAAATGATTTCACGAGCTATTAGATGATCACAATATACCACTATGAAACAAGTTCTTCACGATACCAGATCACGCATTCCGCGTAACACCGCCACAGGTCCAAGACTGGCACTTCGGCTGTCCCTCGAGGAGCGAGCCGTCATTGATGAAATGGCAGCTAAAGAACAACGCTCATCCTCTAACATGGCGCGCATGATCTTCCTTCGCGGCCTAGAGCTAACCCAGAAAGAACAAAACAAATCTTCCTGATCAGGAGGCTAGTGGGATGTCAGGTATAACCATCAATATCAATGTGAATGCCCCCTATGTATCCCTGCAGAAATATGCAGAGATAACAGGTATCCCTCTTAATACATGCAAAAAGATGTTGGCTGACGGTCGAATTATTATCCGACCCAAACGCGCCAAAATGGAAAAGCCTGAAGTAAACCTTGTGGCGATGTTAAAAGACGCTTTGGCTAACAGCTAAAACAATGAACAGAGCACCATCATGAAAAAAAACGCTAATAATCCATACTCCAAATTTCGTAATGGCGTAGAACGCCATGTACACCACGTCGCTACCAGTGCATCACGTAGTAACAGTCGCTATAACCTGAACGAGACGCACGCAACACCGGATGGCCACGCTGTAAAACAAATCGGCGAGCATGCCTGGCTGATTGAGAAAGCTGGAATCGTGGTCCACAAATGCCCACGCAATCCGTTTACCGGAAACCGCATTTTTGCATTGAACTGCGGCGACAATCACTTCGGGCAGGATTTCACATTATACGAAGCACTTCGCACGGTTGATCGTCTGCTTCGCGGGCAAAGTTTTATTAAACAGGCTGATTTATAACAGGTGCTTTATGACCAAAGAGCATGCACAAGGTGTATTTATCCGTTTTATTGATTTTCGCGGTGAACTGTTATTACGCGCATCAGCCATTGACGGAGTTGTTCCATCCGAAAAAAACGCAGCTACTTACGTTTATCTGAACGGTACGCGCCTGACTGTGGAGCTTCCGTACCAGACCGTACGAGAAATCATTAGCGAAGCTGAAAAGGCACGTCAGGTTAATGGCGATGAACCCTATATCGAAATTATTTGTATGGATTCAGAAGCTGAAATTCAGAAAGCAGATTAAAGGGCGTTGTGATGGGCAAAGAATATAAAACTCTCATTAACAAAGCACTTGAGCGTTTTTATTTTCGCTTAAGTGCATCAGGCGCTCATGCTGAACGTGCGGCCCGTGACTCATTGACCAGAGCAATCCGAAGTCTGTATGACGTGGCTTTTTACGCTGATGATCTGGATGCACTTAACGAACTTTCCGAGCTGATCTATGCCGCAGAATGCGGGGAACATATTGAACCGTATAAGCTGGGAAATATCGCATGAGTATATTTATCTCATGGCTTGTTCTGATTATTTCGGTGGTCTGCGCCATTGGGATTATGCGAATTATTAATTCAGTAAAAAAGATTGAACGCTTTTTCACTGAAGAATAACCGCGCAAATAAGACCCCAGGTTAAATAAGAAAATGTGAAAACAATCCGCATTCGCGGAGGTATTCGCACACGCCAAGGAGGCGTAATGGCAATTAAGCATTTTCCCGTCGTTCGTTTCACCTCCAAAGGACGTGAATACGAAGTTGACGAACGCCTGATTACCACAATCGACAAACACCGTTCAGAAAAGGATGCACATCACATCTATCTCACTGACGGCACTTACTTTTGCGCCACCAACGTGGTGCAGGTAAATCTTATCAGACAGGTACAGGAGTCACGCAGATGACCATTCTGGACTACATCGCTGCCAATCCGGGTTGTAGCGGTGGAGAAATCGCCGCAGCACTGAATACACCAACCACAACCATTAATGCGGAGCTACGCCGTCTCTGGCGCAGCGGTTCAGTCATAAGAAAAGAGCGCAAAACAGGCGGTCGCTTTTCTTATCAGGTAAACCCGATGCCGTTTGGGTGTAGCAACCCACTAACCCAGATGTTCAACCAGCTACTGAGGGAAATCAGAGCATGAGCACCTCCAACTGCCGGAAACCACGTCGGGCTTCAGCAGCTCATCCGGCAGCAAAACAAACTCCATTAATTCCTGTTCCGGGTCTTTCCTGCACCTTGTGGCGGGAGGCCTTCGCACATCTGTAACAAGAGGATTGCCGCAATGATTCTCGCCAACGACTTTCTTGAATACCTGCTCAACACAGAGCGTGATCTTGCCGTTCGCGTGCGTGAACGTTATGACATGTACCTGAAATCCCAGCTTGTACCGCAGCTCGCTGACGGAAAGATTGTTATTGATGGTCGCTACATGATTGACAGCCACGAGGGAAATTACAGGCTTTACCGCATTGAAGGTGG